GGATTGCAAAATTTTATCCATTAGCTCATCCATTTTTTTCTGTCTAAGCGCTTTTGCTAACATTGTTTGCTTTCTTCTTTTGGCAATAACTTCTCTAGATTCTTTAAATCTTTGAGTTCTTTTATTTCCTCTTTTGATTTTAGCCAATTTTTTCTTTTGGTCTTTTTCTGGTTTTTTCATAATTTATATTTTTAAATAAATCTAATAAATCTAATTTAAATTTCAAAATGGATTTACTAGCTACTGCATCCAAAACATTCAAATTGACTATCAACAGGTCTTTCTACTTTCTTTTCTGTAGACATATCAATCGCCAAATGCTTAGACTTCATCTCAACAGACTGACTTCTTAAATAGTACTGACCAGTTTTAAGACCCAATCTCCACCCTAAGTTGTGAGCTGTACTTAATTTACCAACAGTTGGAGTGTCAAAGAAAAGATTAAGACTTTGAGATTGGTCAATAAATGGACCTCTTTCTGCAGACATAGTAATCAAAGCTCCTTGAGATAATTCCCAAACCGTTTTATAAACCTCTTTCAAATCAGAACTAATTACAGGTATGTTTTGAATACTACCCTCATTTTTTATTAGCTCATTTAGAATATCTCTATTCCAAAGACCTACCTCTTCTAAATCTCTAACAAGATGTTTATTAACCATAGCAAATTCACCACCCGTTACCTTACGAACATATAAGTTTGAAGTAAATGGCTCAAAAGCTTCATTAGATCCGATTACACGAGCAGAACTAGCTGTTGGAGGACAAGTTGTTACCAAAGAGTTTCTTACTCCATATTTGATAATATCTTCTCTAAGTGTAGCCCAATCATGCATACCACTTAAATCCTCTTCTTTCAATCCCCACATTTCCCATTGGAAAATACCTTTAGATATCGGAGAACCTTCGTAGTGGTCATAAGTCAAACCTGTTTCCTTTGATATATCACAAGATTGTCTTAATGAGTTAAAATAGATTGTTTCAAAAATATCTCTATTTAATTTCTTTGCTTCTTCAGATATAAAAGGCAATTTAAGCATAGCAAAAACATCTGCCAAACCTTGGATACCAATTCCTAAAGCTCGTTGCTCTAAACCTCCCTTACGACCTTCTTTTGTAGAATATTCATTTACATCAATCGCAACATTAAGAGATTTTGTAATTGAGCGTACAACTCTACCCAATTCTTTAAAATCATACTTTTTATTTTTAACAAATTTCTGAATTGGAACTGAAGTAAGAGTACAAATTGCGGTAGTATCTTTATCGGTTACTTCCATAATTTCTGAACACAAATTTGAGCTATGAATTACACCAAAGTTTTTCTGATTTGATTTCTCATTGGCATGATCTTTATAGCACATATAAGGCATTCCTGTTTCAATTTGAGATTCTAATATTTTAATCCACAAATCGTGAGCCTTAATCTTAGTTCCGATACCAAGCGAAACAGCTTTATTGTATTCTTCTTCGAACTCCTGACCATATATTTCATAGAAAGGTTTTAATCCAGCTACTTTTATATCATTAGGACAGAACAAATACCAGTCACCACTCTCTTGCACAGCTTTCATAAAATTATTTGGAATCCAAAGTGCAGAAAACAAATCACGAGCTCTTAATGTTTCATCGCCAGTCTTTTTTCTGATTTCTAAAACATCAAACACATCTTTATGCCAAGGCTCGATATAAACAGCGCAAGAACCTGGTCTCTTACCTCTTTGATTCCAAAACCTTAAAGCTTCATTTACAACTTTTAAGTATTTTAAAATACCACCTGCTTTACCATCTGATTTACCAACATTGCTTTCTTTTGAACGAATGTTAGAAACAGCCAATCCAATACCTTCAGCTTTAGATGAAGAAACTGAAATTCTTCCTAACATATCCAATAAACCATCTGTTGAATCATCAGGAACTATAGAAAGATTACAAGATGCAATTTGACCAATATTTGTACCGATGTTGATTTTAATTGGTGTTGCTGGGCTCTCTTTTTGAAAACTCAAATCATTATATTTCTCTTTAAAGTCTTTTGCATTTGCTGTAACCATCAAAGCAACTCTCACATACATATGTTGAGGTCTCTCAATAACTACACCTTCGGCAGTCTTTAAAAGATAAATATCCTTTAATGAGCACCATCCAAAATAATCAAAATTGTAATCTCTAGAATAATCAATCACGGACTCTATTAAATCAATATTCTCCTTTACCTTATTGTAATAATTCTCACTTAACAAACCACTATTGTACATTTTTTTAGTCGCTTTCATAAAAGAATCCTCAGTTTCTTTATGAAGTTTACTAATTGCTATATTTGCTGCTAACTTAGAATAGTCAGGGTGATTCATGGCTAATGATTCAGATACAACTGAAATCAAATCATCTAACTGATTTGTTGTCATATTATCTGCCAAACCTTGTGTTACTTTAATAAACACCTCGTCTGCATTAACTTTTAATCCCTCTGCTTGTTTTTTAATTCTAGTTAGTATTCTACTAGGGTTAAAATCAATCTTGTTTCCGTTTCTTTTTATTACTTGCATTTTTGTATCATTTATTGTTTTTGTTAAATTTCCTCATCAAAACTGATTGGTCCAGTTAAATCTGCTACTTTATATTCAGTCGGTCTATTCTCAAAGAAATTAGACTTAGATTTTAATGCGATTTGATTCATAAACTCAAATGGTTGCTTTGAGCCAAATTCTATATCACAACCCAATTGAATCAATAACTGATCAACAACATATTCTAAATATTGTTTCATCAAGTCAGCATTCATACCAATCAAAGAAATTGGCAAAGATTCTGTGATAAACTCTTTTTCTATTTCAAGAGCAGACAAAAGTATCTCCTTAATTCTTTCTTTTGATGGCTTGTTTATAATATGATTATTTAATAAATGTATCGCAAAATCACAATGCATAGCTTCATCTCTAGAAATAAAAGCATTACTACTACACAGACCTGGCATCAAACCTCTAGACTTTAAATAAAAAATACTACAGAATGATCCTGAAAAAAATACACCTTCAACAGCTACGAAAGCAATAAGTCTTTCAATAAAAGATTCTGACTCAACCCACTTAAGAGCCCACTCTGCTTTTTTCTTTACAGGTGGCATATATTCAATAGCTTTAAAGCACTCATTTCTCTCTTTTGTATCTTTGATATATGTATCAATCAATAGAGAATAAGTATTGCTATGAACATTTTCCATATGAATCTGAAGTCCATAAAAAAACTTCGCCTCTGTATACTGAACTTCATTCAAGAAATTCACAGCTAAATTTTCATTAACTATTCCATCAGAAGCTGCAAAAAATGCTAATACATTTTTGATGAAAAATCTTTCATTGTCTGTAAGTTTAGTTTTCCAATGTGATATGTCTTGAGCTATATCCAACTCCTTAACTGTCCACATTGCTTTCTCTTGTTCTTCATAAAGCTCCCACAAATCTTGGTGTACTATTGGAAACAATACGAATCTGTCTGGGTTTGATTTTAAAATCGGTTCTTCCATTTTTACTTCATTCATTTTTTGTTTATTTTTTATTTTAGGTTTGATTATTATTTAACGAGTGTAGAAATAAATAAAATCAAAAAAAATAAAATTTATCTTTTTTTTAAAAATCGTTGTCCATCAATATGTCGTTGATATTTTCTATATCATCGTCCTTCTTTTTTTCATTTTTTTTGTTGGTTGACTTTTGATTTCCAGGCATCATAACAGACTCTTCTGGGGGTAAAATTTCAATAAAAATTTTATGTGTATCAAAAATCGCAGGAAGATAGAATCCATCTGATCCATTTCGGTTTTTCAAAATACCAAAAGTGGCCTCGTTTGCAACCTTCACTTCATCTGGTCTACCAATACCTATAACCAAATCGGCAGTCGCTGCTTTACCTAAAGCTTCACCAATAGCATCAAGACCAAACTTATCTTTATTCATCCCTGCTCTATTGGTTTGAGATGCAGTCCAAATTGGAATCCCAAGCTCTACAGCAATACCTCTAATGCCCTCATAAATACTTGTAAGCGAGTGTCTTTTTTCGCTGAACACAGCAAGTGGTTTCATAATGTCAGCATAATCAATAAAGATTATATCTGGAACAAACCCCTCATTTGCCTCTAGTGTTCTTAAGTGAGCCATTATTGTATTGGTTGTAGCTTGACCTGTAGCAAACTCTTTAATAACCAACTGGCCGCCCTTATCATCTATCTCTTGAGCATTCTCTCTTACGATATCAGGATATTCCCAAACATCTTTTATCTTTATTTGATTTAGACAAGCATCAAATCTTTGCCCAACAACCTTTTCCGATAACTCTAATGTATAATAAATAACCTTTTTACCCTCTAATAAAGCCGTAGATGCAATCTTAACCAAAGCCATAGACTTTCCACCACCTGGAGGAGCTAAAACGATAGCCATCTCACCACCTGCTAAACCACCGCCAATATATTTATCCAAACCATACATAGCAGGAATTGGAGCTCTAAAATCTCTTTCTAGCCTTTTTTCAATATCTCTTAAGTAATGGTGACCTGTTTCTTTTGGCTCACCTGCTTTAAGAGCATTTTCTAGCTTAACCTTCATAGAGTCATAGTTATGACCCTTCCAATCCTTAACTAGCTCAAATAAACAATTTTTAACACTTCTTTCTTTGAAGAAATAATAAGCTGAATCTTTTAGATGATTTGGATTTGTCAATTCAGTAGACTCCAATTTATCTATAAGTCCAAGTAGATGATCTTTAGCTAAACCCTTCTCCTTTTGTCTAATAATATCCCTCAAAGAGTTAAATTTCGCAATTTCTCTATACTTGTTATAAAAATCTATTTCATAATTAAGAAGTATTTTCTGATATGACTCGAAATAATCTACTTGAACAATATCTATAATTCTTTCTGGAAAACCATCTTTATCAGTAATAAAAAGCTTTAAAAATCTATTTTGATAATCCACATCAAATGGTTCTATAGCTTCCTCTTTAAAGAAAGATATTAAATTTTGTACATCACCATCTACTGCAGGTTGCGAAACCTTATCTTTAACTTCCATAAAAATCTTACCTTAAATTTTCATCTCCTTTGTATACTCAATCTCTTTAGTCATAATCCTATAAAATGGAGAGAAGAAATCTTCTAAATTACCATCCTGTAAATGACTAATCATGCCATCTCTTATAAATAAACTCACAGCCTTTTCCACACTTCTATCTTCGCCTAATGTACCATGCTTGACAGCATCCACTTTTTTAATAGCTTCATCGTTCAAAAAAGGTTTTTTAAGATTCATCAATTTTGCATTTCTATAAAGAATGCTTTCTGATTCTAAAATCTTATCGTATATCTTAAGCTTCTTTTTCTTCTGTGCCTCCAAGCTCTCTTCTACCAACCTACTGTAAAGATACTTTTCTTTTTTGATATTTGGAAAATATTTTATCAAAGTTTCTCTAGTTATTCCTCTAACTCCTTCAATTTTATCCGATTTATCACCTTCAAAACATTTGAATAACAGTTCGTTATCTAGGCTGTGACCATATTTATTTTCATACTCTTTTTTATTAATAAAAAAAGCACTATCGGAACTCATGATGCTAACTTTGTCTGAAATTAACTGCAAATAGTCTTTATCACGACTATAAACAATTATTTCTTCATCGTCTGATTCACTTCTTAAAATGTATTGAGCTATAAGGTCGTCTGCCTCGATAAGATCAACTTCAACTTGTCGAATATACAATTCATCTAAATAGTTCTGAACTTGTATCTTCTGCTTTAACATCTCCACTCTTTCCAAGTCTTGGGGATTATAAAGGCCATCAGTTGCGATGGCCTTTTGTGTTTTTTCCCAGTCTTTATTTCGGTTAGCTTTGTATGGTGGATAAATGTCGTATCGTAATTTTCCTGAATGAAATCCATCCCACATTACGACTACTCTATCTGGCAGAACTCTGTTCATAGTAGATTTTAAACTATCTAAGAAGCCAAAGCTGCCACCACATAAATGACCTGTACTTGTCTTTAAATCTTGACGTTTTTTAAAATTTCTCTTAATATTCCATTGTCCATCTACAAGTAAAACACGCATAGTCTATTAATCAGTAGATACAGAATCCCAACCTTTTTCATATTCCAAATTCCAATCGGGAGCATATTTTTTCTTGTACTCATCCATAGCTGTTTTATCATCTAAGATAAATCCATGATTTGTACAAATAATTGTACCTTTAGCTGATGTTTCAGTGATGTGGTTTTTTTCTAATAGAATACCAGATTTGATTGCGTAGTTCATTTTTTCACCATTTCTAGTAGCATCAACTTTCGCACTTCTAGTCATAACTCCACCAATTCTAAACACTAGAGTAGATGGTAAATACAAACTATCTCCACCATAAGGCTCAATTGTAGTATTTCTTTTACCCATCTGAATGTTTGGAGGAGACATGTAACCTTGGTTTACAATAAACAAAGAAGCATTATAAGGGCAAGATTCAACTCTACTTCCGTTAATTCTATGAACAAGATATCTTTGGAACTCTTCTTTCATAACCCTAGCAGCTTTCATCATAGCTCCACCTTCTCCTTCGTCTTCTTTTCTTTCTAATTCATCTTTAGTAGGCGTAGCCCCTAATGAATCCCAAATAAATAAAACATCGAATTTGAAGTCTTTTTGTTTTGGATCATCCAAATCATCAAGAATATTTTTAATCAACAAACATCCTTCTTCTATTGTTTTTACACCCTTAAAAAGAAGTGCATTATCTAGATTGACACCCATTTGTGTCGCTCTAGCTTCTGAAAATTTATTTTCAGTTATAATAAAAACAGGTACAATACCTTGTTTTTGAGCATGAGCTGCCAATTCTGTAGCCATTGTAGATTTACCAGTATCTGATTTACCATAAATCATACACATATGACCAATTGGCATACCTGGAAGATTAAAAGTCTGTTTATATGCAGGACTCATATCTATCCATTCCTGAGGCTTATATTTTGTTTCAACAAAATTAATTTTTGCCTTGTAGTCTTTTAAGCTAGCAAACGCTTTATTTAATATTGGCTTCTCTTTCTTTTCTGAGTTTTCTAAAATTTCACCTGTTTCCGTGTCAACTAATTCGTCGTCAATTTGTTTTATTGCTTTCTTTGCCATAATATTTTTTTTAAATTGTTTTTAGATTACAAATCTATTAAAGTATTTCTATTTATCAAAATTTATTTTTTTATTTTATCAACTTCTTGTGGATAAAAAAAGAGCGTTAAACGCTCTTCTCTTAATTTTCATCCATTGGAGTATTTGCATCCTGCCAATCAAGAACTTTTCTATCACCTTCTTGTCTAGTTCTAAGGTAAAAAATATCTGGATTTTCTTGTTGTTGACCAAAGTTCAAATAAGCTTTACAGCTTTTACACTTAATAGTTACATACTTAAATTTTCCTTTTGCTGCATGAGCACCCAGATCTAAATCATCGTGACCGCACTTACCACACTTTTCAACATTGTTAAATGATAAGTTTCTAGATGTTAAAACTGCGTCAAACAAGTTACTTCCCTCTACTGAAAACGAATGTACTTCTCTACCAATTTTTTTCTTAATGTAATACGTAATTTTTCCCATAATAATTCTAATTTATTTATACTATCGATAAATAAATATAAAAAAAACAAACTCGAAAATCAATAGTTTTTTAAAAAAAAACAGGCTTAGATTTGGTTTTTTTACCCCCTTGTCTTTTTTTTCTAGCTGCGCAATGAGCTTTTTGGCTAAACCCTTTTGGGTTCTTACAATTTATACTTTTTTTATACTTTAAAGACCAAGCTTCCTCAAAAAATTCTCTGATTACGTTTCTTATTTCTTGTTCCATTTTATCAACTTACCTTTATGACAATTTTCTGCAAATTCTTCTGCACTTATGAACCTCCAAGTATCTTCGCCTTTTTCTCTCATATAAAAAACAGGACCTCCAATATCTCTTAACTGGAATTCATATTCAATATCTTTTTTAGACTCAGAAATAATTCCAGCCAAAGCCTGCATTCTATATTTATAAGATTCTGATAAAAACATTTAATAACTTATCTATTATATAATAAATAGGCTAAAAGTTTTTCTAATGTGAGTAATTTATATTTTCACTTAGATTTTTATAGTCCGAGCCAACTTTATATGCTAAAGTGAAGTGCATATCATTGTGAATTGATAATAACTTACCTATTTCGTTTATTAAATATTTCTCTGAAGGATGAATGTCAAACACCATAGAATCATGAACCTGAAATAAAAATTGACTATTCTTACCTTTAAGCAACTCTCTTACTTCCAAAACCTTATCTACTATAATTTCAGAAGCAGTTGATTGAATGTAATTATTGAAACTTGCGTGTGTTTTCTCTATCCTAACAATAGAACCCCAATCATTAACCAAATAACCTCTATTTGAATATTGGTCTCTCATCTCGTTTGCCATTTCAATCAATGGAGATAAAAAACTTTTTACCAAATATAGTTTATATTCTGGTTCTGAGAAATTAGCCATTCTTTTAAGTAAGGTTTCTTCTCCTGCACCATACAAAATTGCGTGATTCAATGTCTTAGAAAAATCCCTTTCCTGATCAGTGATGTCAAATTTTTGGTAAAGTATTTTTGCAGTTTCATAATGCAAGTCTGCATCCTTATATTTGTTTCTGTACTCTTCATTTTTGCACTTAAACAAAGATATTCTAGTTTCGAAAGATGTGTAGTCATATACCAATATGCTTCCACCCTCAAATCTTGTTATGATATCTGCTCTTTCTTGGTTATCTTTTTGGAGATTTTGAGGATTGTAGTTATCATGAGCAGTTACACGACCTGTGATTGTTCTCTTATCTGAATATTCTATTTTTGATAACTTATAGCCTTTTCTTATTTTAAAATCCAATCTATCGCTAGAGAAAGATTCTGAAAATGAAAGTTCACGTGTGGACATCCAAAAGGTTGCAATATCCCTCTTACACATTCTTTTCATAAACCCTTGCTCTTCTGCATCTAAATATATTGAATTTAGCTTACTCATAAAAAAAGGAATATACTTGTGAGTATCAAAGTTGGGTATTATATTGAAATACTTATCACTAGTATCCACACCCATATTTACCCATCTTAGATTTTCAATTGTCATTATTTCACCAATTGTATCTAAGTCAATGTAATCACAAAAATTCTTATATGAAAAAGCAATAACTTTATATGAATTTATGAACCTAGTAATTGCCTTTTTAAACTCCGACTCCGTAAGGTATAAAGACTTTATGTTTATTACATAGTTTTTATTGTCATTTCTAACATATAGTGCACCATTATGAAAATACACAAATACAGACAAGTCTTTATTTAGATTGTTTTCACAAAACTCAAAGAAATTTAAATCCGAAAACAAAGAGTCATATTGTAAGAATTCACTTGGAAGCCATTTCTTTATTTGATTATAAAAAAACTCTTCTACTTCTTGTAAAAACTTTTTTTTATCCTCTGAATGACTATAAGTCCAATATAAATTATCTTGTATCTTTTTATCAAAGATATTTTGATTTGGGTATTTGTCTTTTATAATATTCCAACCAATCAAAATAGTAGGCTCGTCAAAACATTCACTGCTAGGAAATTCCCTATCTATCTTCACTGGGTAATTACCTAAATGCTGAATTAAGAACTGATAGTCTTCGCTATCTGTTGCAACAATATTACATATAGAAAATATATTTTGACTCATATAAGAGGCAAATATACGAATTAATTTGGAAATCCTGAGTTTTGAACAAATTTATTAAATGAGCTTATAATAAAATTAACTGATTTTTCAGTTAATTTATATACATCGTATTCAATCCATCCAGCCTTATGACCTTGACCTTTTTTAGCATAATCTAAAGCTCCTTTATAATTTGGATTACTAGCATAATTTTTATTCATCTGAAACATACCTTGGAACGTTTTAGATCCATCCGTATCAGTATTAAGACCGTTTTCTATCATACCAAAATTTCCAATTCTATCCCAAGACAATCCCAAATCTGTTTGTTCATACTTTTGAAAAGCCTTTTTAATTTCAGAATAAAGCACTCCACTCCTATTTTTTCCAGCGCTATTAAGTTTCGGCAACGCTTGCTCTGTTTTTTTGGCATAATGTTGTCTCCAAACATCTATAAATGCTATTGCTAATGATTTTGGATTTGTAGAGTACAAAGAATCTATATTTGCTTTTCCAACACCAGCTGAAGATTTTAAATTGCCTGGCCAATTTGATTTTATCGCCGCCTTTGTAACAGATCCATAACTAGACTTCTTACCTTTAGAAATCTTATAATGCTCTGCCGCACCACCGACACCTTGATTCCAAGCAAGATAAACCCATAAATCGAAATCTGTTACATTAGGGTCAAAGTTAGCATCTAGCGTTGTATTTCCTTCAGAAGTTTCTTCAAATACAGGTTGTTGCCTAGTGGTATTTACCGCTCTATCCGTAAGACTCGAAGCATCCGTTGTCTCTTCCACAACGTTTATATTGGCTAAGCTATCTAAAGTCACAGGTTTAATGCCCGCTAGCTCTCCTTTTGAAAATCTCATTCTTATACCTTCTGCGGTTGTTGCCATATCATTAGGCGTAATGTTGTGTTTTACATTAGTTACTTGATATATTCCATTGAAAATTGGTATAGCGTTTAAATAAAAAAATTGCATTGGAAAAACTTGTGCATTTCCTACCATTTCGAAAGATGCTTTATAGCTTCGCCCTTCCATAACTGGAAGTTGAGAACAATCTGTAGCAATTTTTTTATTTGTATTATCATTATCAGTCGCTCTTTGAGTACTTATTATAGATTCTGCAGTTGCTTTTGTTTCGTAAGTATCCACGCTAAAATTTGTAAACACTTTATTATCTGGAGAGCCCACTTTAACCTCATAAGCATCTTGATTTGGGTCTACCTCATAATCTTCAGATAAGGTGCTTTTTTTATCATTTGTAGCTTTTACTCTAGATTCGGGTGTCGGAGTGAACATCACATAAAATAAGTTTTGCAATCGCACTTGACCTGTTATGTGAGGTTTAAATATTTCTAAGTAATCATTAAAATCACCATTTCCTGGTATTGGAACAAATGTAAAATTATTTTTTGTACAAACCTGTTGAAACATATTCAAAATTGTAGTGTTTCCATCAGGTCTATATAAAGGCTCTATATTTATAATCGATTTTCTAACATCAATATCAGCTTCATTATTTAAAGGATAATCATAAACAAAAACATTTGTATCCAATGCTTTTATTTGACTTTTCTTATCACTTTTTCCATTTGTTGAGTAATGTCTTGATTTGTCAGCTATATCTTCAGACCCATACCTATCTTCTAACGTCTGAACTATTTTTTCAATTGGTATTATTGGAAATTCAACACTCTTTCCTGAGTCATACTTAGAATCATCAAACAACAACGCTTCCCATTGGTGATATAATGTATGGAATTGTTTGTATATCGTATCTCTACTTTCGGTAGCCTTACCTAAAACATCAGAAATAATTTGATTTCGTGTCTGCTCAACCTTATTCATCTTACTAAGTATGATGCTACACATTCTCTTAATAGAAGCTCTATGATTTCTTCCTGAAGGAGAATTAAAGAAAGGTCCAAAAACTAACCCCTTATCACTAGAAAGAGGAGCCATAGCAACGGCAACAGCTAAGTTTGAAGCTGGGATTTGTAAATTAAAATCTGTAATATTTGTACTTGACGGGACTATTTTGGCTTGCTCAGCCTCATTAGAACTTGTCGGATAAAGCACCAAGTCTTCCCATTTTTGACCATCTGGAGAAAAAAGAGACGGAGAAGGATTATTGATTTCCGAATATTTTATTACAGCAACTTTCAACCTCTCCTGAACAAAAGTTATCCTACCTAAAGGCTCTGAAGCATTTGCACCTGAAGCTCCTCCTGCTTGAGAAGGAAAGTATGTGTCTATAGGAACTATACCGACCAAAGGCTTTTTACCTCCCGTTAAACTTGTTGCGTCAGGATCCTCATTTTTTGCTTGGTCATCACTAGATGCATTGTTTGCTTCTTTTGCTTTTGTTGCATCTGAACCTTGGAAAAAAACGAAAGTAAAATCATTTTCAGCAGTATCTGTTTTTGGAACTCTATATAAAATATCATTACTTAATACAGCTTGAGCCTGCATAGTTTCTTTACTAACAAACCCTGCGTTTGATTTATCATATCCTACATCATCATCGTTTACGTTTTTTTTACTTCCAAAAACTAAATCATATATGTCATTTATATTTAGAGTAACGCTTTCGTCAGACTTATCTACTCTAACTTTCTTATCAATAACAGTACTTGGAATTGGGTTTTCGAAATCTGAGCCAGCAAAAGGAAGACCTTCTGGTTTACCATCTTCACCTAATAAAAAAAGACCATCGTCCGTTATTAGATTTACCCAATAATAACAAAACTGCTTCAGTAAAATATATTCAGTTTCTTCCATTTCATTTAACAACTGCTCTGATATATTATCCATATCAGAAGAAGCTAGCCTTAAAACCTCTTCTACAGATTCCCTGTCTATTTTCCAAAAAGTATCATAATCCCCTGGATAATTTGGGTCATTACTCCTCGTTAAAAAAGAAGCAATCCCAGCTCTTACCATTATGTTTTGTGTAATATTTCTAAAATAAGGTTTATAAGGATTTCCTTTT